ACCAAAGCCAGTATCAACCAAGAAAGATGAGGAATAATCAATGGCAATTTTCTTAAACAATAAGGTCGGGCTTAAGATTGCTACAGTCAATCTTTCTGATCATGTTACTGCATTTACTCTTAACCGCGTTCTAGACCAGATTTCTGTAACAGCTATGGGCGACACCGCCAATAAGTTTGTTACTGGGCTGGCTTCAGATTCTTTGACAGTTTCATTCCTAAATGACACAGCTACTGCAAGCGTTCTACCAACACTTCAGACTGCATTTGGAACTACAGTTGCTTTCCAAGCAATTCAAGATTCATCTGCCGCTGTATCAGCAACAAACTTGCTTTACTCAGGTACAATTCTTGTAGATAACCTAACTGACATCAATGGTGCAGTTGGAGATGAGGGAATGATTGATATTACATTCACATGTAACAGCAAGACTTCTTACGCATCTACTGGTACTTGGTAATAATCTAACTAAATAAAGGGGCTAATCATGGCAAGACTGAAAATCGTTCGTACAGATGGAAGCGTTATCGAAGGTGAGATTACTCCAGCAGTGGAGTATTCATTTGAGTTATACGCTAAAAAGGGCTTCCACCGCGCATTTCGTGAAGATGAGATGCAGACCTCGGTGTATTGGTTGTCTTGGGAGATTACACGCAGATCAGGTGAAACTGTTAAGCCGTTCGGGATTGAGTTTATTGAGACACTTAAGAGTGTTGAGGTACTTGACTCAGACCCTTTAGCTTAAAGCGCGATTATCCATTCACCTACTTAATAGCTCGATTGAGCATTAGGTTGGGAATCGCGCCACAGCAGTTGTTAGACCTAGACCCAATAATGCTTCAAGCCTTGTTGAAGGGTCTCAAAGATGAGCAAAAGGAGATAAGCGATGCCAACAGAAGTAAAGGGCGCACTCGCACTCCGTAAGGCTCTTAAAGATTTTGCTCCAGACCTAGCTAAAGAAACTCAAAAAGAGCTAGGCAATCTTCTTAAGCCAATTACTAATAAAGCTAGAGGATTTATTCCATCACAAGCTCCTATAAGCGGATGGGCTAGAAGTAGTTCAACTGTCTGGGGCAGTGATCGTATTTGGAGCACAGGCAAAGCCAGACGCGGTATTGGATATAAGACCACACCATCTAGACCTAATAAACAAGGCTTCCGAGCATTAGCTCGTGTCGTTAATGCTTCTGCTGCTGGTGCAATTTATGAGACTGCTGGTCGCTTGAATCCTAATGGTCGTGAGCAAGCTCCCATGGCTAGAGTCGTGCGAGAAAGTCAATCTAATTACGGCAAGATGATTCGCTCAGGCAATAAGCAGCAATCTAGAAGTAATAACCCTAGCGCAGGTAATATGTTTATCGAAGCTATGGATCAATACGGCCAGATAGTAGATGCCAATAATCAAACTGGTGCAGGTCGTAGGTCACGCAAAATGAAGGGTCGCGCAATCTTTAGAGCATGGAAAGAAGATGGCGGTAAGACCAACGCAGCAATTATTAAGGCTATTGAGAACTCTAAAGAAAAGTTCTATGCAGAGATGAGAGCTAAATAATGGCAGTTGATCCATCAGTAGTCATTAACTTAGCAGCGGAATACACTGGCAATAAAGCCTTTAAGCAAGCCGATACTGCTGTAACAAAACTAAACAAGAGTGTAAAGGGTCTTGCTAGAACATTTGGGCTTACCTTTGGTACTGCTGCTGTAGTTGCTTATGGCAAAGCATCTGTTAAAGCATTTGTTGAAGATGATAACGCAGCTCGTTCTTTGGGTATTACCCTAAAAAATCTTGGTCTTGAGACTGGCAATACTTCAGCCTATGTCAATGAGATGATTAGCAATCTTGAAAAGCAAACAGGCGTTCTTGATGATCAACTTCGTCCGGCCATGGATAGGTTGCTTCGGGCAACTGGCTCAGTCAGCAAGGCAACAACACTACTTGGCCTTGCGCTAGATATATCGGCAGGCACTGGGAAAGACTTAACGACTGTCAGTCAGGGATTACAAAAGGCCTTTTTGGGCAATAATGCTTCACTAGGTCGATTAGGTGTAGGATTATCTAAGGCTGAATTGGCATCCTCATCTTTTGAGGAAATCCAAGTAAGACTTTCTGAACTCTTTGCAGGTCAAGCATCGTCTGCTGCTGAGAGTTATGCAGGACAACTTAACAAGCTAACCATTGCAGGCAACAACGCCAAAGAGGTTATTGGCAAGGGCATAGTCCAAGCTCTCACAGAATCTAGCGGTAGCTTCAATGCTGCCCAATCTGATATTGAAAAATACTCAGAAGCAATAAGTGACTTGATTGTAGAGTTTAGCAGATTTTTTAGACTATCTAATGCAGTGCCTTCAATCTTTGAATTACTTACTGATCCTGTAACTGCCATAAAGAACTTTAATAAAGTCGCAGATGAAATAGATGCACTTAGAGCTAAAGACAATGCTGGTGCTGTGGGTAAGAATCCCATCCAGTCTGGCAGTTATCTTAAAAACCAAAAGGCAATAACTAAACTTACTCAAGACCAATCTAAGGCTCAGGCTAAGATTCTTGCTGATAAGAGACTATCTGGCGCGCTCGACAAGGCTAATTTAGCCCTTAATAAAGCTACCGATGTCTTTGATATGGATAAAATCCAACTTAACGCTGCCATGCTCAACCAAGCAGAACAATTAGGCAAGGTTAATTCTCAGGCGCAACTGCTAGGTATTACTAATGATATTGCACGCTTGCGTATTAAGCAGGACATCCTTGCCTTAGAGGATGCTATTGCTTCTAAAGATACTGCCCGCATTGAAGCGGCTACCAAGCAACTTAATGAAGACCTTAAAATCTTAGGAGCATTACAAAAGCAAGATATTAAACTGGCTGACATTAAATCTATCTTGGATAAAATTGTACCCAAGGACTTAATCAATCTTGCTAATCTTGATGCTGCTATTGCTAAATTAATTGCTTTAAATAATTTAACTGGACAGCCTAAAATAAGTGGTACTGGTGCTGGTGCTAGTTCAGGTGGTTCTAGTTCTTCTGGTATTCCTATCGGTGATTTTGTAGAAAAGATTCCTACAAGCGGCGTGTCAATGGGAGCTATATTAGAGTTTGCTGATGCTGCTATAGCCAGAGCCAACGCAATGGCTGACTTGCTAGATGCACAGAATTCAGCAGATGCAGCAGCATTTGCTAACAGTCCTCTATATAATTTTGCTGTAACTATTAACACTGGCGTGGGAGACCCTAACGCCATTGCGGAGACCCTTGACCAGTATCTACAGGGCGCAGTCGATCGTGGCACTCTAAGGCTTCGCTAATGGCATGGCTTCCAGAATGGCGAATTACAGTAGGTGATGATGTCTATACGACTGTCACCTCTGTCTCTTTTGCATCTGGTCGCTTAGACATTGATAGACAAGCTACGGCTGGTTACTGCCAAGTCCAGATTATTAACACTACTGGTGCAGATTTCACCATCAATGTAACTGAGTCAATAACTTTAGAAGTAAAGAACACTAGCGGTACTTATGTCACTGTATTTGGTGGAGAAGTATCTGACTTTAGTATTGGAGTCAGAAGTCCAGACGAGACTGGCTTTATTACTACTGGCACTATTCTTGGTATTGGATCACTGGCTAAACTGACTAAAGCGGTTTATAACACTGCCCTTGCAGAAGCCTTAGATGGCGCACAGATTGCAGAAATCTTAGGACAAGCTCTTAATCTTACTTGGGCAGAAGTCACACCTACTGTCACTTGGGATACATACCCACCGACTGTTACATGGGCAGAAGCCGAGACCTACATAGGCACTATTGACGCAGGCTTTTACACAATGATTGCACTAGCTGCAAGTGCATCTGCTAAGTCTCAGACCCTTGCAGACCAGATTGCGACCAGCGCACTCGGAACCATATACGAGGAAAAGGACGGGGATGTCAGTTATGACGATGCAGACCATCGATCTAACTACCTTGCAGCTAATGGCTTCACTAACCTAGATGGAAACTATGCAACTCCTAGCAGCATCCAGTCTCAGACTCAGATTGCCCGCATTCGCAACAGCCTTATCTATCGCTACTCCACATCCTACGGCTCGACCTACAGTACCTCTGATAGCGACTCTATAGCCTCATACGG